ACTAATTACGTACCTATTGATTTTGATCCGTCTACGGAAGCCCGTTTGCTGTACCTGGTATTCTCCGACTACTACCACCAGCGTACGGAAGATAACGACTACCGGGAAACGCGTTCTATCCGGGACGATTTCGGTAAGGATTTGTTTTCCAAGACTTACAGCGAGAACGAGTGGAACGCCGATATAAATTTCTTCTTGCAGTGCTGCCGTTTTTACCTTTCCCTTTGCGAGGAATCTATAAAACTGCTTCCGCCCATGGAAAACATTATCAGGCGTAAATACAAGGCCGATATGGGCAATAACTTTGAGGACTGGGCGAACTCTTATTTCTCTCCGGACAGCGAGCACCTGGACAGCTTTATCGTCCGTGAAAAGGCTTTTGCTGATTACAAAAGCTTTTCCGGTGTGAATAAAATCACGATGCAGCGTTTTACAAAGGCCCTCAAAGGCTTTGTGGCCCTTTGCCCTTACATTGACGAACTCAACCCGAAGGACCTTTGTAACTCCCAGGGGCGTATCGTACGCAAGGATAACGACGGCAAGGCCGCCGACATGATCTATCTGCGTTCATGCGGCACGGCGGAAACGGCTGCCGGTGGTGGAACGGAACCGGCCGATCCGACACTCATGTTTGTACCTGATGAACGACCGGATGAATGAATAACGCGCATTTGAAATTAAACAGCATGTCCGAGTTTACCGCGCTCTGGAACAGCGGCGAGAAGTTCCGGAAATTCGCCGAACAGGTCTACCGCTATCTGGAGCGTATGAAACCCGGTACCGTCCTGGCGCTGGAACGCTATTCGGGCGAGCAGCTCGAATGGATCATCAAAACGGCCTGTGTTTTTATCCTGGAAGGCGACAACTACCTGGAGTATGAATTTAACGAAGACTATACGGCCGTCGTGCACCGCTATATACCCCCGGACGTAAAGGAATGGATTTTAAGCAGGTGCAAACATCGCGTATAAGACGGATCGGAGCCGGTATAAAATACGAAAAGAGGGACCAGATACGAATGTGTCGGTCCCTCTTTTCGTATGGAAACAGATGCGTCCCGCCCGGCTTCCCTCCCCATACCCCACCTCTATTTCATACAAAATTTTAGTAACCTTGTAACCTTTGTTTGCTTGAAAGAAAAAAGTCTGAAAATCAAATAAATAAATAGGAAATAAAGGTTACGAAGTTGCAGTTACAAAACGGTTACGAATTTTTCCGGTTTGTAACACCGGCCTTTTTATCTTCTACCGGTAAGCCCGGTTACAAACTGTTTTCCGGCCATTTTTTTGTAACGGAAATTAGTAACGTTACTAAGTTGCTAAGATACAGGAATTTATCTTTGCCGGTTGCTCGGTTACGAAATTACAAAAATTTAGTACCGGATTATATCAGCACAGCCTGGCGGAGAAAATTCCGGGCGTGTGGCGGCATGAAAAAGTGTATTATAATTATTCTCCCGGAGTATATTTATCAAAATGGCGGTCGAATGCCTACATTTTCCCGTAAATGGCAGACCAACAGCCGATAAAGGAATATCTTTGCCTTTAAAAAGGAATGTTATTGCTATGATTACCACCCGAATACAGATCGAATCCTACCTGGCCGAATACGTCCGGGGCAAATATTACGACGAAACGGTCGGTACCGTCCGTTTTCCTTCCTCGTCCGATATTTATGTGACCGTTTACGACCTCATGGAGAAACGGCCGGTAAATTGTCCGGCTGACCGTGGCAACCTGGAGTTTATGCTGCCTGACCGCCGGGAGGCCAATTTTGCCGGCGGCAAGTCTCCGGAACAGTTCAATTACATTTCCGTACGCGGTACCGCCATTCTTGAAAAGCGTCTGCGTGCCCTGATGTGGGCCGAGCTGCACGAACTCATGGACGAAAACAAGCACCTGCACGGTATCGAATTTAAGGAAACCGTTTTTACCTTTCTGAAAAAGTATAATATATCTTCCATTCAGGAAGACGGACTACTGAAAAACTACCAGCGGTGGCGGGATAGTTTCAGACGTAAGAAGAAAAGGGCCTATAACCGAAAAAAAGTGTAAAAAAGCAAGTTATTTTTTACCTACCAAGTGTATCTGTTTGTCCTTTTTTGTCCGGTTTTTGGCTGAAAAACGTCTGAAAAATGCTGAATGTTTGATTATCAATACTTTATATCTGTAATTATGTCAAGAAAGTTAATTTCCGCCGCCCATAGTCTGCAACTGGTTCCCGTTTACAACATTATTCATTTTGGCGTCGTGCGTTCGAAAGTCGTTATCCGCTCTATCGGAAAACCTGATATTCTTATGATCGTACCGGATAGCAAAAATGAAGACGTCTATACTAAAAAACATACCTTCAAGCTTGCCGACGTGTCGCAAAATAAGACGCTTTACCTGGAAAATCTGAAAGCGACGCCCTTTGTCGCTCTCTATACTGATGAAACGGGTAATACCCGTGTTTCCGGTTCTCCTGATTACCCGCTTACCTTTTCTTTTGAGATCGGCGGGGGCCTGTATAACTGCACCCTGTCCGGTACGGGGCTGGGTGTTGATGCGTTCCTATAGGTTCCTTTCAGTCCTTCTCTACCTATGATATAGGCGTTTTCTTTGTCGTAAAAAAGAGAACGTGGACAAAATACAGGAGATTTTTACAGCACCTTGGGCAATCGCTGATAATGATTATTACCGGTTGCTTTCTTTACTTGTGCCGTGTGTTGCAGCCGGCAACCTGGATGCGATCGAAAAACGGCTCGACAATAATAAAATAACCGCCTACGCTACTACGCCTTACCTTGCCAACCGGTGGGAACTGGACGATGAGACGCTGCCGGCTGACAGTGTGGCCGTCATTATCCTGGAGGGCACCTTGTATTCCTGGGAGACTTACCGCCTGGAAAAGCAGCTCCGGGATGTTTTCGATAATCCTAAGATTTGCGGTGCGGTCCTGTGGATCAACGGTCCGGGCGGAATGGTTGCGCATGTGGACCTGGCGGCTAAAATGATTGCCGAATCTTCCAAACCTATAGCTACCTATGTGGCCGGTACCATGGGGAGTGCCCATTTCTGGCTGGGAACCGCCGCCGGCAGAACCTTTATCGCTTCCCCTATGTGTGAAGTCGGTTCCGTCGGTATCATGCTTACTTACCAATCCTTTAAGAAATATTTCAAGAAACAGGGCATTGATTACCGGGAAATCTATCCGGATAGTGCCGATCTGAAAAACTATGAAACCCGCGCGATTGAAGATGACAACAACGAAGAGCCTATAAAGCAACGTCTGGCCGTCATGCACCGCATTTTCTGCGATGCGATCAGTCGGAATCTGGGTATTGCCTACGATCCGGAACTTCCCCTTTTCCGGGGACAGATATTCACCGGCGACGTAGCCGTGGCAAACGGCTATATCGATCAGTTCGGTACGCTGGAAGACGCGGTAAAGTGGGTACTGGCACAGGCTGATGTATAACATATAGTATTAACTTCAAAATTTTGTATATATGAAATTTAAGAGCTTTTCCGCTCACATTCTGGCCCTGTTGGGCCTGTCGGAATGGAGCAAGGTAGAGGACAAAAACTCTATCACGGCCGAGGAAGTGGCAAAACTGAAAAATTACGGTTTTACCGAAAAATTCCTCACGGACTTTAAAGCGTCTCTCGAAAACGATTTCCAGGACGAAGCCGAAGACGGGAACCAGGGAGAGGAAACCGAGGAACCCAGAACTACCGCTTTCCTTCGCGGTTTGTTAGGTGATACTGCCGCCCGTTTGACACAGGCACAGGAACAGCTTGAAGCCTTGCAGACGCAACAGCGTGACGAAAACCGAAACAACACCGCGTTAATTGCCAAGAAGGATGCCGAAATAACGAAGCTTTCCGGTATTATCGCCCAACTTTCGGCCGCTGCGGAAGATGATCCGGGTAAAGGGAAGCAACACAACGCCCAGGCGGACGGTAAGGGAAAATTCAATCTCCAGGATGAAAAGCAGCTGGGAGGCTTGCAGGGTGAAATGTTCTCACTGGACCGCCCGTATAACCTTCGTGCCAAAGCTGCGTTAATGGAGGCTGCCGGTTTTGAAATGATCGCTCTTCCGAAAGCAAGTTCCATTGACTACAGCCGTTTGAAGGAAGACCTCGGTGCCTTTTACCGTATTCCCTGGCAACAGCGTTTGCAGTCGTTTTTAATGGAACTTCCTTCCATTGAAAGTATTTTCCCGCTTGAATCCGGTTATCAGGATTTGGCTACGCTGGTTAATATCTGGCTGGGTGAGTTCTCACAGGCCGGTAATGAGGAATCCGACTTCGACAAGGTGACTAAAGGTTCCTACGAGTTCGACGATGAAACCTTGCGCATGTTCAACGTGATGTTTGCACACCGTTTCAAAAATTTAAAGGCTCTGGAGAAAACCTGGATCGGCACTTTGAACAAGGAAGGTTCAAACCCTATCAAGTGGTCTTTTATCGAGTACATCTTAGCCGAAACCGCCAAAAAGTTGCATAACGAGCGTGAACAACGCCGTATTAACGGAATCCGTAAGGACCCGAATTTGAACGAACCGGGCAAAGCACTTGCTGCAGCTGACGGTCTGTATGAGTTCCTGAACAAGAAAGTGAATGGACATACCGATATCAATAACGGAAAGTTCGTTTACCAGATCAAACCGTTCGAGCTGGGAGAACTTACCGAAGCAAACATCGGTGAAAAGGTGTACAAGGGTACTTCCATGATCCCGGCGGTTCTTCGTGACAGCGGTAACCTGGCACTTTATATGCCTTCGCACTTTATTGTATTGTATCATAAATACAATGAACTGCATTACGGGCAGAACCAGGATTACAAGGCTAATATCATGTATGTAAAGGAATATCCGGCGGTGAAGATTATCCCGGTTCCCAATGCTGACAACCACCACCGTATCTTCTGGACGTTTGAAGGCAACATTAAAACCTACGAGGACAAACCGGGTGAAATGACGGCTTTCAACCTGGAGCAGGAAGACTGGAGCCTGAAAGTCTGGAGTAACTGGCGTGAAAGTATCTGGGCTATTGCCGTGGGCTTCAAGTACACCAAGAAAGAAGATATGGACTATAACCGTCAGATGATCTTCTGTAATGAGTATGACCGCCCGGCGTCTTACTTTGTGGACGCTGACAAGGACAAGAACCCGTCGGCCAAGCTTCATACCTCCATTGTTACCGTAGCCAATACAGCCGAATTTGCTATTACTGATATTGAAGATGCGCCGGTAGGTACGGTTATTTCCCTGAAATGCGGAAGCGTGGATAAAGGTGTTAAGATTGAGAAAAGCGGAAACTTTGAACTTATTTCCGACGCCTGGCAGCCCGGTAAAGGGGATGTTATTAAACTGATGAAACGTGCCGACGGTAAATTTATCGAGATCGGCCGCGAAAACGCTTCTTCCGATGCGTTGCAGTTTGCACCGGATGAAACGACACCTTCCTTGCTTGACGGTGAAGTATTCGTTACCGGTGAGAATACAAAGGCAACGGCAATCATTAACTTTACCGATGCGGAAACCGGTGTCGTTTACACGATCTACGGAAGCGGTTCTGAATATGCTTCCACCATTGCAGCCGGCGGAAACTTTGTCTTAACCGAAGCTATGACGCTTTCCGAAGGTAAGTTTATCAAGCTGGCAAAAGCCGCCGACGGTAAATTCTACGAAGTGGCAAGAGGCTAATTTTTAACGGAAGGGGTACTTTATCCCTTCCATTTTATAACCTTATAAATCATTAAGTTATGACATACGTAAAAGCAAGCGTAAGAAGGCCGGCCGGTAATCCCGGTAACGGTATTCAGCCCAAAGATCAGCTCGTAATTTACGACGTTGACGATATTCTTTCCTTTCCGCCGAGAAACGATGCCGGCGTGGTTATCGAAGAGGATATCGTAATGAAGGCGGGACGTTATGCGATCGGTATTTATCTGACACCCGGTACCGCTGAAATCAGTTCCAACAGTGACGGAGAAACGGACGCCGAAGGCTATACGCCTTCCATTAAGTTCAATCATCCCGGTAACGAACAGGAAATTCGCGAGTTTAAGACAAACTGGCTGTCCAAGAAATGTATCGTTGTGCTCCGTTATTGTAGCGGAAAGCCTGCCGATCTGATCGGAACGCCCTGTAACCCGTGTAAGTTATCCGTTTCTTATACCGGTTCCAATGAATCGAATACGAACGAACTTACTTTCACCCAGATCAGCAAGGGGGATGATATCGCCATTTACCGGGGTACCGATACCCTGGAAGAGCCGGTGGCCGTAGTGGAAGCCGGTGCCACGGATATAGATTACCAGACGGACGGGCAGTACCAGCTTTCCGCAGGTGCGGCTAAAATAGCCGGTGTTACCGGTGGAAGTCATGGATCGGTAATTACCCTTATGGGATGTTCGGGCGTTGCGCCAACAGTGGAAAAAGGCGGTAATTTCCTTTTGAAAGGTGGTAAAACGTTTACCGCTTCCGAAGGTTCCCAACTGACGTTGCGGGCGTTTAACGACGGTTCGGAGGCTATGAAATGGATTGAACAAAGCCGTTATGAGGCATAAATAAACGGCTTTCATATAATTCAAAGGGTGACCGGCAGCACATGCCCGGCCACCCTTTGTCCTTTTTGGGGTAATTGCCCCCTTTTTTCTTTGTATCATCAAATTTTATATAGTATGAAACAGGAAATTATTACCTATCTGGCCGGTCCGCGTAACTTTATTCAGGGCGTGGAACTGTACGAGAAATACGGTATCAACCGTATGTTAAAGAAGTCATTTCGCCGGCAGGGAGAAACGGAAACGATGAAGGCCATTCTTTTAGAGGAACTACGGAAGCTGGCCGGGCTTTCCGAACGTGAATTTAAGACGATCCGGCGCAACTCCAAACAGCCGGTCGTGGCAAAAATGGAACCCGCCCGGGAGGAAACACCCAAAACGCCGGTAAAATACAGCGATGATTTGCTGCTGGAACTTGCCGAATCTTTTGGCGTCAGCGTGGAAGAACTCGTTTCGTCCGATTTCCGGGATAAGGTTCTTTCCATGGATGAAAATGCCGACCGTGTGGAAGAGCTGGAAGAGGAACTGGATCAGGCGGAGAAACGATACAAGGCAGCCCCGGAAACCGTAACCAAAATGATACGTTTCCGCGAGAAATTTACTTTCCTGAACTCTCCGGATTGTCCCGACATTCTGAAAATACTTGTTTCCGACATGTTCACCGCATACGGGAAATATAAGGAAGCTTTCGCCCGTCTGGAGGCTACGCCGGATGATGTCAATTCACTTTCTACAGCACAGGAAGCGCAGGCGGTTGTGGAAAACTTCATCGCTAACCGCGAGATGTGGGATGAACTGGAATATTACCGGGAAAACGGAAAGATTCTGGGTAAATGTGAGAAGGTAAAAAGTTTGTCCGTCCGTAAGGGTGTTGAGAACCTTTCGGATTGAATAACGCTCGTGCCAACCTTTCAAAGAATAAGGCGAAACTGGAACAGGCCGGGGATGATGAGAAGAAGAAAGCGAGTGCCCTTGCATTGATCCAAAAGTGGGAAACTACACAGAAGGCCATAGAGGAAGAAATCGAGGCGCGAAAAAAAAAGTAATTGAACTTATTGCCAGTCTGACAGGGAAACGGCAACGGATCACAAAGAACCTGGGCCGTTTCTCTCATCCTTGCGACCGCTCGGAGCTGGGGCACCAGCTCAAAATATTAACCCTCCGGATAGAAAAAGAAGAGAGCCGGATTAAACAACTTTCCAATGATAACAAACCTAAGATAGAATGAAGCATTATCACGAAGAAGAAATACCCATAGAGGAAGATTTTAATCCGTGGGATGAGAAAGAAAGAGCAGTATAACTAATAACCCGCACAGAAACGAATAAAAGATGCGTATGAACGATTTAACGGTGGTGGATAGTATTTACCTGGATGCGCAGCAAAAGGAGGATGTACGGCGTTTATCTTCTTTAGGATATTCCCCGAAAGATATAGCCGTTTCCCTGGGGCTTTCTCTGGAGGATGCCGGGCTTTTTGTCCAGGATGCGGAAACGGTAGGAACTTCTGTTAACTTCCTGATCCGGGAAGGGATTCTGGTAGCACGTGCCGCTCCTGAAATAAAACTCCATGAAGCGGCGGAAGGCGGAAACGTGGAAGCTATAAAACAGCTGGAGGCCGTACGGAAAAGACACACTTTCGAACGTTTAATCGAACAAATGGATGACGACGAATTTAATTAAGCCCTCACGAATAGACTTTGACAAGGTAGATATTAACCAGATTCAAAGGATTCTTTCTACCGGTACGTTGGAAGCCCTCGCACCCGATGAAAGAGAATATTATAGCCTTATGGAAATGGTACGGGGACTTCGTGCCCGTATGCGTATAAATGGTAAGTTGGTGACAAAGGCCGGTATCATCCGCCTTTTGAAGTCGGAACCTTACGGGCTTTCGGACTGGATGGCCCGCCAGGTGTACGCCGACAGTCTCAATTTCTTTTATACGCAGGATAACGTACGCCCGCAGGCTTTCGCTAATCTGTATGCTGAAAAGGCCGAAAATTGGGCGAATACTGTTTTTCTTATGGGAAATGTGAAGGAGGCTAAGAACCTGCTGAAATTGGCGGCGGAACTTCGCGGATGTTACAAGGATCAACAGGCCGAAATACCGGAGGAACTGCTTTCACAGAAAAGTACGGTTATTTATACTACCAGCCGTAAGGATCTGGGTGTTCCTGAAATCGACCGTAAAGAACTGGAAGAATTTATCGACGCGATACCGGAAATTCCTGTTATTGTACGTGAGAATATAAAAGAGGATGCGCGTATTAAAGCTTTTGACCTGAAAAAACGTATGTTGTATGATATCAAAGAGTTCGGGGAAGATAACGAAGGTGAGTAACGCCAACGCCGACGATGTGGAGATAAAATACGGCCATATAATCCAGGTCCTGACGGACTGGATCGATACTACTATCCTTGTATCTGTTGACGGGCGCGGTATGGCCAAATCCACCGTTATACAAGCCAGGCGTTCCGCCCGGTGTGTGGAAGAAATGCCCGGCGGTGCGTTTGCTTTTGTTGCCAATACCTACAGTAACCTGGAAGATAATATAATGCCGGCCGTTCAGAAGGGCTGGCAGCTTATGGGCCTGATCGAAGGGGTACACTATGTAAAAGATACCCGCCCGCCTGAATCCTGGCGGCGTAAATGTTCGGTTATCGTGGATGATTATAAGCATGTTTATAGCTTCTGGAACGGATGTGTTATTTTCATGGGATCACTGGATAACCCTTCCCTGCTTGCCGGAAAGTCTGTAATACATCTGTTTTATGAAGCGAAGTACGACAAGGAAATGAAAGTAAACCGCGCTATGCCTATTCTTCGCGGTGATGCGATCACTTACGGACATTCCCATTTGTTCCTGGGGATAACCATTACTACCGACATGCCGGATATCGACGAAAACGAGTACGACTGGTTTTTCCGGTATGTCAAGCAAATGGACCCGGAACGGATCATTAAAATAGTACAGGCGGCAAGTGTACGTAATGACTTGATAATTTCCTTTTTACGGGAACAAAGAAAGAACAAGCCTTCCTCCTTGAAACTGAAACGTTTGAAACGGGATATTGAATATTACGACCGGGCTTTGTTGAAGTTGAGAAAAGGACAAACGTTCTTTCTTAACGCTTCTTCATTCGCTAATGTTGAGATACTTACGATAGAGTATTTAAAGCGTATGTATAATGGAACAATGGAGCTTCACGAATTTAAAAAGTCGGTGGTGGGTATGCGTCCCGGTCTTCGCAGGGATTTACGTTTCTATGTGTTGTTTGGTGAAGGACATAAGTATTATAACGGTACCGCGTCCGGGGAGGCCGCTTATAGCTCGCGGGAACTCCGGTACCTGCACCATGATAAAACGATTGAAGGCGGTATGGACTTCGGTAATATGCTTTCTTTGGTGATCGGTCAGGCGGACGGTGCTTATTACCGGGTACATAAGAACTTTTTTGAGATACCGCCGGGCTGGTTCCGGGAGATCGCCGACCAGTTCCTCACTTTCTTCCAGAACCACGAATATAAAGAACTGGATTTGTACTATGACCGTGCAGGTAATAACTTTGAGAAACAGAAGGAGGATTACGCGGGTAAGATCAAAGACGCCATAGAAAAAGACGGCAGCGGAAACCGTACCGGCTGGATCGTAAACCTAAAGAGCCGTAAACAGGCAGTTATCCGGCAGGATGCGGAATACGACTTTATGCAGGAGATTATGGGCGGTACCAACAAGAACCTGCCTATCCTGTTGGTTGATGCGGTGAACTGTAAAGAAATGGTTAGTTCCGTAGAAAAGGCAAAGGCTGAAATCAAATACCGGGGTAATTCTAAGGTAGTGTTCAAAGTGAAGAAGTCCGAAAAGCCGAAAAAACTACCGATGTTATCCACCAATTTCTCCGACGCTTTCAAATACTTACTGATGCGCCCCGGCTGGATAGCTTTAGTACGAGGCAAACGGACGCTGCAGGCCGATTCGTTTGTGGACCAATGGATAGAGAACAGGCATAAAAGGTAATTGCCTTGTAACGCTGGAAAATTGCTTTTCCGGCGTTTTTTGTGTTACCAGGTTACGGGTACCCCTCCCCAGAGGTCATATTTCACCTTTTAGGGGGAGGGCAACTGCTTTCCGACTTCTGAGCGGCTCGGTCTTCGGAAGGTGCTATTTTTTTAGTTTTTGAAATTTTCTCCGGTTTTTGATTGTTTTTCAGTCGTTTATCTGCATTTAGACCAAAATTTTACGCGAAAAAGCGTGTTTTTTATGCGTTTTTGCTTCATTTTTTGGGGCGTTTTTCATGAATTACCGTGTATTTTGGGGCGGTTGCCTTTCATTTTTGGGGATAATATTCTTTATAATTGTACATATTAAGTATTTTTGCAGCCGTCAAAATTACACTGCATATAACCGTCAGAACTTACGGGTGGTACAGACGAAAGTATACACTAATTTTAAGTTACTGATATGAAGAAATTATTATTAATTACCGTGTTGGCTATTTTAGTAGTAGCAGCTACAGCACAAGAAACTCGAAAAACGTTTTGTGAAATTGTTGGTACAGGGAAAGTCTTAAGTTCTAAAGTCAAAATACAAATAGACTTCGGGCAAAAAACATCTTATTTCGGAAAATACAAAACGTTTATGGTAGATGAATCCGGGAAGAAAATTGAATTTAATTCTATGGTAGACGCCATGAATTATTTAGCAAAATTTCGGTGGAAATTTGAGCAGGCGTATGTTGTTACAAATGAGAGCACGAATCAAAATGTATATCATTGGTTATTAAGTAAAGATATAGTTTCTGATGATGAAATACGAGAAGGAATTATAACACAAAAAGATTTTGAAGACATGGAGAAAGCGGCCATGGAAGATAAAGAGAATAAAAATGAAGAGGTTGAAAAGAAAGTTCCTTTATTTATGCGAAATATGAAAAAGGAAAGTGATGAAGAGGGTGAAACTCAAAAGAGATATGAACCATAAGAATAGATTAACGCTCGCCAATTCTGGCGGGCGTTTTTGTTACGAAGTAACGAATTATAGAGTCGACAAATTTTCTTTTTCTTATAAACTTTTATTAACGTTTTTTTTTTTTTGTTCAGATTTTAATACCGACATTTGCCCCTGTCAAAATTACTCACATGTTAATGTGAACCGATGAGTCTCGGTTATTGACTCGAATAAACAACGGGCCTTTTTTTATGCCCGACAAATGCTTGTTTAATATAAGGCGGTGCCTTTCCCTATTACTATTACCCGACTCTTCGGACGGTTAGCAGTGAGTGATTTTGACGAATTAGGGGAAATGGTGACCGCCTTTCTCATTTTAAGTCAAAATCACTCATTATTATGAAAAAAGAATTTCAATCCGGCACAAGCTACGTGCCTTCGTTCCGTACTGGTAGCACGGACGTAAACACGATCCAACATCGTTATTTCCAGGAACCGAAACAGGAATGTACTGTTTGTTCAATTTCTGGGGCTTATTACTTATCTGCTATCGCTTGTTTCTGTCTTACTTTTATCTATCCACCAGCTGTCATTGGTGCAGTTATATGTGTGTGTCGTGCCAAGAAAGCGAGGAAAGGAGGCCGAAAATGACATCTTATTTTATAGAGCTTAACGAATATAAGCCACAGAATCGAAAATGTGCTGAAATGGCAGAGTTTGCAAACCAGTTTGGTAATACGCTTTGCCCTGATAAAATTTCCTTCGATGCTTTTAAAACTGAACTGGAAGCAAAGGTAAAGGAGCTGAACGAGAAATACCCTAAAACAATGCCGTTGAAAATATCTTCCGGCATCGGATTTATTCACATAGATCAGGACACTAAAACACATAATAACGGCTGTGACAAGCCTGTAGCCTATTTTTTTATTTACCGGGTTAAAAGAATATATAGGTTTTCAGAGCGTCCCCAGATAGAAAAGAAAGGAGGTGCCGAATGATATATACTGAATATCAGCAAGTGTTACTTACCCAATTACAAAACAATGATAAAAGAATTGAGGAAATAAAGAAGGAACAGGAAGAAATACAGGGGATGTTTCTACAAGAAAGTAAATTTAAACCGGGTGATCTGGTATAGGTTGATTATAAAATAAGTAATGCTACTTTTAAAGTTCGTGGCTGGATTTTCCGGATTACATTCTGGAGGAATCGCCCGTATTATCACCTGAATTTACCCAAAAAAGACGGTTCCCGCGGATTAAGGGTTAAAAGTATATGCGACGGGGTACTGGAAAGTATAACAAGTATTTCACATATTAAATTAGAAGACTTAAAAGGAGGTGCCAAATGAATACAAATAATTCTGATATCCTATTTTTCGTTAGACGTGAATACGGTGCGCCTTCCATTGAACTAAGAGCATACAAGGTGGAGAAGGTTAACAATGAGTTTGCTTTCCTCGAACTTGAACGTTTACGGTTGGTTGTTTTTTCCGGTGATTTTCAGTCTGTATCACTTCATCACGAGTACGGTAAAAACAACTGTATGTATAATAGTGCTAATAATATACCGGATTTGATGAAAGACATGAAGAGGTGGCAGTTATCGCCCATTGATAGACGTAATTACGAACGGTTTAGGAAAGTCGCCCTCGGGATATACCGGCAGGCCGGAATAATTGATTTCACTACCTTAGAGACTACACCGATTAAAAACATTTAAAGAAAGAATTATTATGAAAGATATAGAAGTAAACGGCGCACATATAACAGATGAAAGTGCCGAGATTTTGACACAGTGGCAAACTAAGACGGAACCGGTTTCCGCTTGTTACATCGAAGTTATTGAGGACCTAATCGATTTCCTAATAGAGAAAGGAGATGAAAGTACACCAACAAATGAGGTGTTAAGGAGGATTCAATTATTACGTATGATGAAAAAAGACATCGAAAAGTTGTCTAATCCTTAATATTAACAATTTACAGCCGTTGGGTTTAAGTCCCAGGTTAGGGTTTGTTTGTGCCGGGGTGGTTCCCGGCACTCTTTTTTATGTCCTTTTCGTCGGTTTCCGTTCTTCCCACCTTTGCAGTATAACCAATGATTCAAATTATGAAAATAGGAACGGACAAATGGAAGCATTTCGGGATTAATTACGCTATATGTGCCCTGTTGGGTAATTATGGTGTTCCCTTTGCCCTGGGTGCTTCACTGGGTAAGGAATACGGGGATAAAATGTCACCCGGTAATAAATGGGACTGGAAGGATATTCTGGCGGACCTGGCCGGGATCGTGGCGGGTTATTTGACGCATGTATGTATCATCCGGACCATAATGTAGAATTTTCAACTCTATCAATATGACGGAAACGATAATTACAGCGATTATTACGGCTCTTTGCACGGGTGGCCTGACCTGGTTATTCACTCTCCGATATACCCGTAAACAGGCGGAAGCTGATGCCATGAAGTCAGTACAAGAGGTTTACCAGGAACTAATCGAGGATATGAAGAATGACCGTAAGGAGCTAAAGAACGCGTACCAGGAACAGAAAAAACGGTTTGACGAAGTGGATAACAAGTACAAGGAAGTCCTGCAGAAATGTAACGAAATGGAAAAGGCTATCAAGCAGAACGCCCGTGTAATGGACACTATGAAGCCGTTTCTTTGCGGCGTGAAGAATTGCCCGAACCGTAAATCTATCACTTTTGACACTAATAATAATTAACGACTTAATAAACATGAGACATGGAATCGTACACCTACTTATTTTTATTTGTTTTGCAGCTTGTTTTTACGGTTGTCGTTCTCCTCGCTCTGTTACACGAAAAACGGTTACAGAAGCAACTGGAGAAGAAAAACAAACAACTACTGACGGAGTTATTGAACTTGCGCGGAGAGATTCGAG